AAGAAGAAAATAAATCGACCAAAGAAAAAAAAAACTAGAAAAAATAAAAATAAAAATAAAAATAAAAAATAAAAATAAAAATAAAAATAAAAATAAAAAACATTTACATCTGCAATTGCTCTAGTAAATTAGTTAATGATTTTGGTTTTGAAAGCATGCGATCTTTATTTTTTTTGGTTCTTAATTTATGTATCAACCAAGTATGTGGATTGGTCATTCTTGGATCAATTTGTAAATTTAATTGAATAACTTGTGATCGACAATGATTACTACAACACATACAATCAAATCCAAAATATAAAGTACAACATTCTGTAATTTTTTTATCACAAAAATCACAAATAAATACCATAGTATATATAATATATTTATAAATATTATATATAATGTCACTCTTATAAGAGTAAATAATTAAATATCTAAACTCACAATATTTTTATCGCTTCGCTGTCTACGTTTAGATTTTGTAGGTATTTTAGCATTTGTCAAATCTCTCAAGTCATCAATACTAATTGTACTAGATTCATTATTTATTTTTTCATTAACATCAACTTGTTTGGTTTTTAAACCACTTAATAAAGAGGCTATATTTTGACTAGGAGGAGCAACCGATGGACCCTTCATTTCTGGACGTGTAATACGTTGTTCGTTAAAAGGATTACCTTCGCCATTATCAATTTCCATACCGCGTGCTGACATAATATCGGGGCGATTTATTATATTTTGCACTCTTTGACTGCGTTCAGGTAATTTAGACTCAACCGGCGGTGGAGGTGGTCCAGAATTAACATTTGGTGGCATTGAAGCACCGAATCCCGGATTAGCACCATTATTTCCAAATAGTCCATTCATAAATCCGCCCAAGCCGGGTTTAGATTGACCCATTGTATTAACTGCTGCTTGAGTAAATTGTTTCATTAATTCTGGGTTTTGTCTCATAATATCGTCCATACCTGGCATAGAAGATTTAAATAATGTATTTGACATATGAATCATCATTCCAGAACCACCTAATTGAAACAATAATTTCAATTCGGGAGACATTTTTGCTTTTGATTTATATTTTTCGTGTAATTCGGCAAAAATTTCATCATATTCATCAATATTTTCATTAATTTGTTCTCCCCAACCATCGAGTTTAATATCAAAAGGATCAAATTTATTATTTAAAAATTCTAATCCAGTTATACAAGCCATTAACATTTTTCCTTGAAATTTAATGGCATTCGATTTTTCTTTTTCGGCAATAATAGTTTCATATTCTCCAATCATTTCATTTAAATCAGAATCCATATTATAACGCTTGCTAAGCGATACCCCTTTTTTCTCTAAATCTTCTAACTTGCGTAAATATTTGAATTTTTCTTTTAATTCCTCTTCTTTGGTTAATGTAGGTTTTTCTTGTGCTTTTTCTAAATTTATTGGTACATTATTAAATTTTCCAAATCCATCCCACGTTTTATTTTCATTCATATTTGCTGTAGATTTACCTAAATTAGAACTATCATTTTCATCATTTTTGGTTACAGGTTTAATATTAGCACCATTATTCTTAGAATCACCAAATAATCCCCCAAAAATAGATTTTTTATTAGTTCCTGTTGATTGATTATAATTTATTTCTTTTTTATTATCGCTATTATTAGTGTTGCTATTAGTACTACTATTTGTGTTGCTATTAGTAGTACTATTTGTGTTAGTAGTAGTATTCAACTTTAATTTGTCATCAAAATGTTTAGAAGTGCTATTATCTGTTAAATCATTCAACTCATTTTCTAAACTAGTAATGTCTTCAATGTCTATTGATGTTGATGTTTTTTTATCACTAATATTTTTTCCATTCATTAATAATTCAATACCGCCTCCAAAATTAGAAGAAGGTTTTTTTGATATAATTTCTTCTATGTCTGCGTTATTTATTTTAAATTCTGGAATATTAAAATTATCAATATTTAAAGTTTCTGGTTCGATTTCTATGATATCCATTAAAACTATTATGATAAAAATAGAAGTTTAATTTTTAAATACTCCGCAATATATATTATATATTAATTAATATATAATTATTTATATAAACTATTTTAGTATGTTAAAATTTTCTAAATAATAAATTCCTTGTAAAAAACAATCTGCTAAATCATCTTTTTTAGAATGTTTTATGAAAAAAGAATGTTCAACACACATATTTTTATGTTCTAATAGTTGTTTTGTGTAAAAAATACTGAGTTTTTTTCGTTCATTATATGATAATTTTTTATCTTTAATGTCCTTAGCGTCTTTGATATCATTAACATTGCAATAATCTTTATAATCACTTATATATTTATTTTCTTTATTTATAAATGGTTTTAATTTATTTGTTGCGGATATAAATTTAATATTATAATTATTACAATCAATAAAATATTGAGATATCATGCCTTGAATAGTTTTCATTCGATTAGCAATTGGACTTATTTGATTTTCTAAAATAATTTGGTCAATTGTTGATAAATCAAAATTTTTAAATAATTCATTTAATTCATTTTTCAAACTAATTCCAATATCTATTAAATTTACATTATTCGCATTAACACTTTCAATAACTTCAAAGCAGCTAGAGTTTAAGTATTCTTCTATTAACTTTATTAATGATACTTTATTTGTTGGTTTTTCTACCTTGATTTGATATTGTTCAATAAGTGCGGAGAGATTAGCAACAGATTGTTTATGTAATGTTTTAATATTACATGTTGGCAAACTATATTCCGTTTTTTTTGTATGATTTTTACAATAAAAAACATTGTCTTTATGAAATTTGGCTTCTTTAGAACAACATTGTTGCTGACAAGAAATTAATTTATTACACAAATTTATTACATCCCATTTTATAATTTTAAAATCTTTAAAATCTTTTAAATCATTAGTATTATTTTTTTTATCTGAAACATCACATTCTAAAATTATATATGCCAAATTTTTAATACCTATATCTATGCTTAATATTTTCATAACTATTAAACTTTTATTATTATTATATATTATTAATTCTAGTTTATTAATATATAATAGTTATATAATATTTATATATTTGTTTCTATTATAATAAACTTTATTTATAAGCACCTAAACATACCGAATAATTTAATCTGGAAACATAATATGTCAATAGCAAGGTAATAAAATAGGAAATTGCACCAGCAAGTATCTTATAATTTTTTTTAAATATACTGATTATTCCTATAATCAATGCCACCATTGCAAATAGCAAACTTAATAATCCAATAACGTAAAAATATAAACAATGCTGCGCACTAAAAGGAGACATCAAATCATCAAAAAAACTCATATTATATATTATAATAAAATATAATAAAATATAATAAAATATAATAAAATATAATAAAATATAATAAAATAAAATAAAATAAAATAAAATAAAATAAAATAAAATAAAATAAAATTAAAATAATAGTTATTGATTAGTATTGATTATATATTTTGACACGTGTTTTTGAGCATCTAATTGTTGTTTAGATAAATATATATTTTTAAGATCGCTTGTTTCATATCCATATGGTTGGTCGCGTGATAATATTGAGTTAAAAATATAGGGACTTTGATTAGTTACTAAAGGTTGTGAAATATTATTTGAAGTTATTCCACATTCAACACAAGAAATATATTGATTATTTTGTATAATAGCATCCGCATTTACTTGTAAATATTTTCTATAATCACTGTTATTTTTAATATTTTTATTATTTTGAAAAACATTATCATTAAGAACAGATGAATAATAATTGCTAAATAATCTGGAATCATCCATTAAAGGTGGAAAATTGAAGTGAATATTATTAGAACCACTATAGCAAGTTCCCCAACTCATAATTAATATTATATTATGTAATAATATTAATTTTTTATAGATTATATAATATAAAATATTACATTAAATTATAAATTTATTCTAAAATAAATCTTTATTTAATTTATTAGGAAGTTCATGACCAAACAATACCATATATATTAAAACACAGGCAGCAATTAATATACTTCTATTTTCGGCAACAATTGCTCTTTGACCCAGAGCATAAATCATAATAGCATACAATAACACACCTAAAACGCCCGCGTGTATTACCATAATTATACCTCTTTCCATTTTTTATATAAATAACATAATATTTTATTATTTATTTTGTAATAATTTTACTAAATCAGATTTTTTCATTTTTTGAGATGTTTCATTATCTGTTAAATTTCTTGTAACAACCAAAGTTTTTAAATCATCTACTTTCATCTTTGAATAATTTTTTTTTTCACCTGTTTTGTCACTTGAATCATCAATATTTTCTAAATTTAT